CCAATCCGTTAAACGTGGCCCATACTATGAATCTATCGCCTGTCTGGTCCTGGTCAGGATCCCAGGAGAATAGCTCCAGAAGGCAATACTCGTTTGTTCCGTCTGCTGCATCGGTCAACATTTCCAAGAAGTTGTCCCCGCCGATGAAGAATGCATCACAGGTGCCCGTGCCCGATGCTTGCCCCGGTATGTATTCCATCCAGTGTTGCCCACACCGGTTAGCGTTGCCCATGTCCACCGTGAAGTCAGCAGACCATCCTATCAGATAGCCTACCTTCTCCAGTGATGCTGAAGGTATCCAGCCCAGGTTGCCGTCCACATCCACCTGCCCGGCAGCCGTATCGAATACAGCGGTGCCGTTGGTATAGTTGATAGTCAGCACATTGGCCCCGGATGCATCGGTAAACGTGGGTGGTGCATTAGGATTCAGATACCTTCTGGTAGCCGTGGTGATCTGGGCTGTGGCTGATGATTCGGTACAGGCTTCATCCTTGAAATTGCCTATGGTCCATTCATCACCCACGGTGTGCCCGGTAGTGGCCGCAAACGTGATCTGCTGGCTACTGTTCAGCGTCTGGGCAGCCCCAGTGATGGCCACCGATGCGGTATATGACCCGGCATCCTTGCGCCATTTAAACGTATCTGGCGTGCCCGTGGCGTCTATCTCAACCTCATAGAAAGCCGTGGCCGCTCCTGCGTAGGCTGTAGCCCACGTCAGGTCATTAAGGCCCGCGCCTATGAATCCACCACTGCGCCACCGGTAGACATTGGCCAGCTTCCCATGCGTTGGGGTACTCGATGATGCCATGATAGCCCCCTATGTATTATGCGGCGTCTGTCACGGACAAGGCACCATCACCCTGGAACGTGAACGTGCATCCGGCCTTGTCTGCCACGGTCGGATTCATGGAAAAGCCTGTGATGTACACATTGCCCGTGAATGCGTTGGTGCTGGCATCCAGGAGAAGCTTCACATCGGTCAGCTTCGTTCCAGGTGTTGCCGTGATGATGTTATCCACAAAGGCCTTCTGCTCGGTGTTGCCCAGCACCAGGTCGGCCACAAACGTACCTGACCAACTGGCTTGACCCGCAATAGCCTCGGTCCAATCCTGACCCGACCGGCTGGTATCACCCATCTCCAGAACTACGTCTAGGGTCCACCCTGATCCATAGTCCATTACCACGTTGTTTTTCTCCACCCGGCACGCCTTGCCATGAAATGGAACAGTGTTATAAGCCACGTCTTACCTCCTCAGTTTATGTTCTACTCTCCAAATGCCATATATTATACTCAGCAGCTATATGGTGCCGTTTCTGATCGGACTCATACAGATGCGTATCCCCCTGGTATAGTACCCCGATCACCGTTGTGCTCCCCCAGGTGCCCCGGCCGTCCTGCAGCAGTGTCCTCAATGCATCCCCGATGTTCTGTGCCGCTGGATATGCAGCCGCCCAGATGTCAAACTGTATCACCGGTTCTGCCACCCCCGGGTCCGTACCCTGGCCATGCTCCCTGGCACCTGTAACCCGCCAATAGCTAATGGCCGGCATAGCTGCATCCTGTGGGAGAAAGCCGGGGTATATGCGATAGTCCACCAGGGCTGTAATGGTTGCCGCGTTGGTCAGCTTGCTGTATATGCCGTCCTCAAGTGCCAAGCCCCGGTCCTCCCAGATCACAGCGGTACCGTGGTCGGTCCATACCACCCGGTCCAGTGCTTGGTCTGTCCATTCTATCCGGATCATGCGTGTCTACCAGTGCTCGTCTATGCCTTCAGCCATCTTGTCCAGCATCATTGATATGGCCGGTATCTCACTAAACCCAGCACCGCGCCTAAAAAAAGGATTGGGCGTCTGGCCCCGGCTTGTGCCATACTCAACCATGTGGGCATGTGGTGCTATGCTGTATTCTACACCTACCTCTGCAAACTTTCCACCGTCCCTCATCCTGGCATATATAGACCGCCTTAGATTGCCAGTAGGCCCCAGGGGTGCTTCCCGTTTGATCCGATCCCGTATGATGTCTGCAGCATCACCCACAACAGTGGTCACCAGCTTACCCCCGGGCTTTATGTCAGCCTTTATACCGTCTAGCGCCTTCAATACCGTGTCAGGGTCTTTGCCCTTACGCCATGGATTAAAAGGATCGCTCATGTCACCCGCTCGATGCACATGCAATCAACCTGCCTGTTGCGTTCATCCTTGTTGATCACCGTTTCAATCTCAAACGTCCGGTTGCCCTTCACAAACCGCCTGGTGGGTTTCACGTCCGATCGGTATCTGATCCGGATCCGGTGGGTAACCTCTGATTGCCTCTGGTCAGCGTCAAAGTATTCTTTGGCAGAGATAGGCCAAATACCCGCCCAGATGGTCGCCAGGTCTGTCCAGGTAACCGTTTCCTCTCCATAGCTACCCCTGGCAATGGATTGAAACTGTAGCGTTACACGGTGCCTCAGGTCGCCTGCCATCATAGTGTGAATATCCTATAGGGATACAATATGCGTTCAGCATTTCCAGTCTTGGTGAATATAGTACCAGCAATCCCACTCTCTCTAAACTCGTAATAGTCAGCTAGCAAGATCCTAATAGCCGCCCTGATGGGCTCGGGCACATTGGTTGCCGCTGCCCCATAGCCGCAGACCCACTTGACCTCGATGGGATTCATAGGCCTGGCCGTGAATGATGGGAAACTCTCACCGTAGCCCAGGACTATGCGGCCCAGAATACTGTCTGTGTCCACATCATACTCGCTGCTGCTCCAGGTGTTCTGGGTATCGTCACTCTCGGTATATTTCACGTGGGTCACGGTTGACACGTTCCCGAAGGGTAGAGTAATTGCATCCCCTGATGGCCACGCATCCAGGTACATTAGCCAAGTCTGGTTAATCAGGGCCCTTCTGGTGTAACTCTCCACCCATTCCCGGGCCATGGTGATCAGGTCCGTGATATACGTGTCCTCTGTGCTGGTGGCTGCCCCCTCTATTACCGATGCGGAGAAGTCACCAGCGTCATTGGCCACCACAGCCCGGACCCTGATGTACTGCTTGGTGCCCGTGTAAGCCTTCTCATACAGGGTGTTATCATTGGCAGTGGTCACCTGGGCAAATGCCGTGCCCCAGTCGGTATACGTGCTATCGTCATCGGACTCCTGGATCACCGCATCCACCGTGCAGGTGGCCGTCACCGTGCCCACGTCAAGGTTAACCAGCACATCGGACCCACTGACATCTATCCCGGTCCCGTCATGCGTACCAGCCGCCCATGCATCAGGCACCAGGGTCTGGCTGGTAGTGATATCCTCGGCAAAGGTGCCACCGTCCAGCCGTATGTGTTCCTTGGCTTCTGCCAGGCTGATGGGCTCAACCGCTGGCGCTGTGTCTAAGGTGACTATCATGGTCAATCACCGCCTAACGTATGAACAGATATATCGTACCAGCGCCACTGCTGGACCCCGCATTGGCCACCGCAAAAGCCAGGGTATCATTAGCCACTGCCCCCATCGATGCTGATAATACAGTCTCGGTAGATGCAGATGACCGGTTAGCACCAGCGCCTGCCAGAACGTCTACGCTGCTCTGGTCTTTCACCGTGATGTCATAGTTAGCTGCAGGGGCACTGGATCCGTCCGGCACCGTTACCAGCATCTGGACCTTGCCATTATACGCATTGGTAGTGGTGGCCGTGGCTACCGCAGACGCTTCCACCCAGGTGGCCTTGATTTTCTTGAATGACCCGTAAGTTTCCTCGACCAAGGTCATGGCCATAGCATCACCTCCTTAATTCCTTATCTGCACTATCTTGACATAATCGATGATGATGGATTCCTCGGCATTGCCGTCACTCTTGGCACCCACCGTAAATTCCATCTCGGCCAAACCTGCCAGGGTAATGTTCCTGGCTGTATAGGCTGTGCCGTCAACATACGGTGTTACCACAGCGACCGTATCGCTGGTGCTTTCTGTCCGGAACCAGATGCCATAGTTGGCCAGATTTGCTGTGGTATGACTACCGCATGTGGTGGCCGTCGATTGGGTGCCGGCGTTGCTGGTTTCAAAGTTCACCACCAGGCTATTTTCAAGCACCCAGAACACTGCGCCATCATAGCTGGCCGCCGGTCCTGCCCCATTATCCTGCAGCATATTGGCGCCGGCCGCATCGGTCATGCCCACGATAAAGTTGCCATCATTGGTGTTACCCTCGACAAACCGCACCCGGGCTTCCATCCACAGGGAATACCCCGCTGTGATTATCCACTGCTCATTGGTGGTAGACAGATAGCTTTCGTCATTATCATCGCCGTCGCAGAATTGCTGATACTGACCACCCCGGGCATCCAGCACACCATCCGTGCCGCCCGCACCATCATCCTCCACAATGGTCCAGACTCCGGACTGTGCCGCCTTGGTGCTGTCTTGTTCCCAGAAATCGTCATAGAATACACTGCCCACACTCGGATCAGTCATGGCCACCATTGGGCAGAATTGCCAGAAAGAACCCCCGGCAGTTGGCCCATGGGTCTCATCCCGAAATGTCATGTTATTACGTGTCCAATATGCTCTGGTCTGCATAGTGCAACCTCCTATGGTTACAATGGATCAGGTTAGTGCATCCAGCACGGCAGCCTTCAGGTCTTTCAGCGTCCTAGCTGAATCAATCCCCTTTATCTGCTCCGCTGTCAGCTTTGCTGGTTTCGATGCTTTGGCCACCGGTGCTGGTAGTTTCGCCAGGGCTGCTGCTATCATCTCCTGCACTGTCAACACGTCTTCTTGATACATGCTTTTGCTCCGCTAAGTGGTGATAGGTGACATAGGCGGGATATAGGGGCATACCGTCATTATACTCCAGGACTGTTTCATCCCCAATATCATACGCTCTATCAAGCCAGGTCATCCTGACATACTCTTTCGCATCGTCGGCTTGCTCAAGCACCGGCACATCAGCAAAGTGATACTGGATTTGCTGCTCAAACTCAATCTGGCCCGGCATGATCTGCCATTGATTGCTCGGTCCTATAGCATGTTCCATCTCGGTACAAGCACGCTTCAGGAACACCGGGATGTTCTTGCCCAGCTTGCGGTCCCTGGACACTGCCCGGCGAACCCTCTTGTAGCATTCCAGGCCTTCATCCAGGGACCGGTTATAGAAATAGCCACCATAGTTGCCAAACACCGCAGGCCGGATCTCAATGCCGCACTTGCTCGGATGGTCCAGCCGTATCTGTAGCTGTTCCAAGGCAAATAGTTGCTTGACTGTCTGGGGCCTGACCACCACTTTGAAGCACGCTTGACACCCGGCCGGCACAAATCGCCTGTCGGGTGGCAATTGCTTCTCCACAATTTCATGGAAAGTGATGTTTTTCCAAACATGGCAATTGACCAAAAACAGATGCTTAACATGCACCCATGGGGTGTTCCATGCTGCCTGATATTCAGCATAGAATTTCCCATCCGTAGTGCGCCTCTTGATCAGCCCTTTTTCCAGCATGGGCGATAATAGCTTTATCAGGCTTCGCCCCGCTATCTCACTATAGTATGACATACCACTTCTCCCGTTGCCCGGTGTTATGACCGGCAGTGGCCCGGGAGTGCCACGCTTCAGGCTGCAGCCCTAGCCGGCCATGGGGAAACTACAATGCCGTGGCGCTTTGGTCACTGGTATACCTCGGTGCCAGAATTGCCACCGCATGGCATATACCGCTCGATGCTGCATTGCTGATGTCCAGCGTTAGCCATTCCTCGGCATTGGCAACGTCCATCTCTGACGCATCAATTTGTAGGACCATCATGGCGCTGGTCACGCTGGCAGCTGTCATGGTGGCCCCTGATGCCGCGGTGGCCGTAGTGGTTGACCCCAGAACATCTGCACTCGATGACGCAATTGTGCCGCTGGAAAAGGCGTAATCGAATGCCATGGTGGATGTTTTGGCCGCCGCAGTTGCCCCGCTGTACACCTTCAGGACTGCGTTGCCAGTCACCGATCCAAACGTCATAATCACTGTCGCCCTGTGCATGTTCCTCATGTTGATTGAATCTAGTACCACGCCAGCGCCATAGTTGGCACTTGCCAGGATGGGTACAATCTTATTCTCTTGTGCTCCTCGGATTCCCGCCATTTGTTCTCACCTCCTAGGTTCTGGCATCCAGCTTGATGAAATGGGACTGGGTGTTGGTTCCATGTGCCGGCGTGATCGCAGAAGCTAGCACAGGTTGGCCATCTACTCTCACAACGAATCTGTAAACTGATTCGTCGTATATGAATCTCACGTGAATACTTACATCCGTGGAAACCCCGCCCTTCTCTGCTAGGATATACCCATTAGCAAAGTCGGCCAGGTAGATGTCACCCGTGGTTCCCAGGGTCTGACACTGCTCGATCGGTAGGACCGGCCGGCCATACAGGGTAGCATACGGGCTGGCCGATGCTCCACCCGCTGGCAGATACACCGGAACACCCCCTGTGCCCACGGCCAGACTCATGGTGTGCAGTTGCGGCTCACAATCCTGGTTGATCAGCCATACCGAAGTCGGCCGGCTTCTGGCCAGCAAGCGTGCCCACATATTGACGATGTTTTCATATACGAGTGTCGTCGCTGCCTGACCCGCTTCTGCACCTACAGACACTATACATCCGGCGTTCAGGATCCCCAGGGGTTGCCCGGCACCGCTGCCGTTTATCATGGCATCGTCCAGCATGAACCCGATCTCATTGGCGAAGCCTTGCCTGATGATGCTTTCCAGGGCACCGGCGTCTGCCAACACTTCATCGGTGGCATAGCACAGACAGATCAGCTTGTTTAGGTCTAGCTGGATCTGCCTGAATTTCGGCTTGCTGGCCGTCTTCTCTCCGGCTTCTGCAGTCCAGTAGGCCACAATACCACCCCACCTGGAACCAGCCGCCCTCGACGTTTCGTCAATCCCGTTGATCTTGATGGAATTGGAACCGCTTGACACCGTGATGCGCCGTGCCCTGCTTGATAGCAGGCCGGTGTCAAATGCATTGCTCAGCAGCTCCTGGCTCATGTCCGTACCTACCAGAAAGCCACCATCACTGGGCACACCTTCACCCAGACCCGTCACCGCTCGAGCTTCCACCAGGCGCCTGTCAACCATGGCCCCGGGCATCTCTGCCCTGGCAACCGCGATCAGCATCTCACCCAGGCTACCGAAACGATTATCCACCTCTCTGGCTTCGGCCCTTCTGGTTTCGGTTTCCTCTGTTGTCTCCTGGGTCACCGGTGCCTGAATCTCGGCCGTCCTGTCACTCAATGCCGCTGCCCGTTCCTCAGTCTTGATGATGTCTTCTATTTCCTCATAGCGATCAATCATCGTTCTGACCTCGGCACGTTCATCAGCTGACGGCTCGGTACCGGCTGCCAGGTGATTGGCCTTGCGCTGATCCATCTTTTTCAGGATCTCTTGCGCTTCGGCCCTTAGTTTCTCAAGGTCCATTTACTCATCCTCCTGTTTCCAGTAGTTCAACACGCTTTCGCTCTGGTTGCCTATTGCATCGGTCACGATGTCTAACACCTGCGTTGCGCCGGTCACGGCGTCTTTAGCTTGCTTCAGGCTTCTAACGGCCACAGTGGTGTCTGGGTATGCGGGGAACGTCACCGGAGATACATCATCGATAGCCAGAAACTCCGTGATAGTGCGTACTGGCATCTTGCTCCGTGGTTCCGTCCATTCATCCCCGCCCTCGGCCACTATGAACCGGAAAGACTGCTCTTGAATATCACCCCGTTCTATGGAAACCATCAGATCCCTGGCATAGCTGGTATCCGGTGGCTCGATCTCCATGAATACCCCGGTATCATCCTCTCGTAGCTTCAGGGTGCCTGCCGACTTCCTGCCCAGGATCAGGTTGTCATCATGGTTGATCAGTGCCCGGGTGTCCGACTTTCGCAGGGCTTTCTTAGCTGCCCCCTTGCGGATTCTCTCGACAAACATCCCGCCAATGGGCTCGGATTCTCGCTCATATACCAGGGCATAGCCGCTGATGATCGGTGGCTTACCAAACGCTTTGGTTACCCTTAGCTCGGTGGTCTTAAATCTGGTTTCCTGTTTCATGTTTCCCCGCTTACATTGCTAAGCTCGGCTGAAATGGCTTTGACAATACCGCATGTTTAGTCATGTTATCATGTGCCCATAATGGCTGCAGATTATCCAGCGCCCAACACCGCTGAAAATCCTGATGAGTTTCCTTGCTATAGTTGAATACCGATACTGGGATGATGTGATCGATATGCCACTCTCCATAGTTATCCCAGCTCATGCCCGGTTGAAACCTCTTTGCCAGATGCCTTTTCAGGTCTTCTCTCGTATATCCTACCAAGTGTTCCCATCGCGTTGGCTTTACCCGACCCCTCTGCTTCAAACTCTGCCTGATAGCCCTGGACATATTGCTTGCCATTCTGTATGTAGGATCTTCCCTCCGCTTTCTATCTAGGACTCTCGCACGCTCACGGTTACGCTTTCTATATTCTCGGTCCTTGGCTTTCAGGTGCTCTTTATGTTCCTGGTAGTATTTCTTCCACTTCGCGGCGTATAGCGATCGGTTCTGACTATAGTATAACCGGCTTGCTTCTCGTTGCTGCGCCCTGGATTTGGGTGTTGCCTTGTATACTTTTGATTGCTCATAAAAACATGCCTTGCACTTACTACGCAGGCCATACTTGCCCCGCTTTTCATAATAGAAATAATCAACGGTTGCCGGATACACCTGACAACATGTCGTGCAGTTCTTAACCAGGACTAACATAACAGTCACATGCGGCGTGTAAGGGAGGATTATTTACCAGGGTCCGGATCTTCATGGGCACCTGGCCCTTCAGTATGATATTGCCAGGCTCCTGGAACGTGCCCCCAGATGATACCCGTTTCCCGTTCAGACTGGTGCAATACGGGCATGTAGAAGGCCCCCGGATGCGCCACACGGTCACGAAACCGGCACCCCAAAATACTGTGGCTGCCATGGCATTGGATAGCCGGACCCCCTCATTGGCTGCGATCTTCTCCGGTCGGGTCTGGTGCCATTCATCCACCCGGGTTTCCAGGTCTTCCAGTTCCCCGCCTTCTGCCTGGAGTAGCTTGGCTAGCTGTCCATGGCTGCTGGCAGAATGTCTCACTGCGTAGTCATCGATATAGCCCGCAATCCACTGTTCCAGCTTAGGCGTTAGGCCCACCTCTGCCCCTACTTCCAGAGCTGCCTGTGCCTGGATAGCCTCTGCAAAGGATCGGAATGCCGGCCCGATCGCAGTCTTAATCTCAGCCGGTTGAGCCTGATAGAAGGTGTCCAGCCAGGCTGCCATTTCCACGTTCTGGCGTTGCTTTAACAGTTTGTTCACCTGTCGCTTGACCTGGATAGTCTCTTTGCTCACTATCTGCCGTGCTGCCTGCAGGATCACCGGGGCAAACATGCGTTGTGTCCGGTCCCTGCCGGCCACGGTCCGTTCCTCAGACTCCAGAAAATACTGCTGGTGCTCTATCAAGCGTTGCCGGTCTTCGTCTTCCTCTGGTTCCTCATCCCCAGGCTGTAGCTGGACCGGGATGGGCTCGGGCGGTGCAACAGCCATTTCCACAGTCTGATAGTTCAGGGGCACGAAATACTGGTCACCACCATCATAGGGGTTTAGATCCTCCAGGGCCCGGATTTCATTGGGTGATATGGCACCGATGCCAAACAATTTCTGATAGAAGTCTGCCCGTGAAACACTGTCACCCCGTAGCAGACCCTCGACGCTGTGCTTGGTATAGAGCCCGGCCGCCCGGTCTGCCGGCGTCAGTAGCTGGTAATCATAATTCTGCTCGATACGTTCCAGCCACGGCCTGATACTGTCCACCACATGGTCAATGGCCGCGTGTTCGATGTTACTGAACGTGGCCCTGGATAGATCCTTGAGCTTGTATGGATTGAGATTGAACCACCGGGCTATTTCGACCACGTTAAACTCGCGGGTCTGCAGGAATTGGGCATCCTCGGGGGGTACGGTGATCGGCTTCATCACCATGCCTTCCTCAAGGATCAGCAACCGGTGTGATTTGCCCAGCCCACTATAGGCATTTGCCAGGCTGTCCTTTAGCCTATCATGCGTTTCCTGCCCCAGTGCCTGGGGGTGCTCGACCACCGCCGATGGGTGGGTGCCCTCTCCAAAGAACCGGGCCCCAAACTGCTCGGTCGCTAGACCCATCGCTATGGATTCCCTGGCCATCTTCAATACGGAATACCCCATCAAACCGTCAAACCCCAGGCCCGGGATGTGTAGCACCTGGTCCCTGGTCAGC